CCAGTTAGGCCCGGCGGTGTCGGCCTGGCTAGATCCCAGATCGCCACACGGTTTTCAGGGCCGTCCAGGCGCTCGAAGAACGCCGCCAGCCGTGCGCGCTCGGCATACGTCTGCTCGGGCACTTCTAGCGTCAGCGTGCGGCGCGCGCCGGGCAGGCTGATCCCTTGCGTTGCGCCGTTGTGCTCGCTGGTGTTGACACGGCTGTTGTGCAGGGCGCCCCAGGTCTGGCTCTTGAGTGCAAACGCGCTGTCGCCGGTGGGCCAGGTGTAGACGGTCATGCTGGGCTGCCCGGTCGATCAGTTGCCAAACGCCGCACGGTTGCGCTTCATCATGTCCAGCATCTGGGCCTGAGCCTGCGCTGTGGCCTGCTGCATGCCCTGCTGGACCAGCTGCACTACCTGGGCCTTGTCGGTGCGGGCGTCGATGCTGATGACCGGTGCCACAGTCACGTGCAGCGTCACGCCGGCGCCCGCGCCGGTGGCCACCGCTGCGGGAGCCATCGCCTGCGCCATGCGTGTGCCCACGCCGGCGTCGAACGCACCCCCCGCGGCAAACCTCGCGGGTGATGCCCAGGTGCCAGCACCGGCGCCAAACCAGCCCCCTGCCGCGAAACGGGCACGAGTACTCCCCGCGCCGTGGTCGGCCACCACTGCGCCCAGCCGGCCGCCCGGGCCGCGCGCAAGGGCCATTACGCCTATCTGCCTGCCGCGGCTGTCCAGCGCCGCCACGCCCAGGCCGCTCCCCTGGCTCTGCAGCGGCATCACCGCTTCGGGCCCGGCTTCGCCCATCAGCCCTTGCTGCAACGAGCCGCCATTGCGGAAGCGAAACGGTGTCGGGCGGCTGACAACCTGGTTGGTGAACGTGCCGCCACGCGCAAACATGGCCACGCCACCGGCAAAGGTGGCGCCCCTGGCCGCCGCCGCCGAGCCAGCGCCTGCCGCATCACCACCGCCGGCCTTGCCATTGGCGCCGCCGAACAAGCCTGCAAGTGCACCGGCCAGGCCGCCGCCGGATGAGCTGCCCGCAGTGGCAGCCAGCGACATCACGGCCTGCGCCGCCATCTGGACGAAGTTGGCAAACGCCCCGAGCCCGCCGCCGACGGCGCCCAGCATGCCGGCCAGGCCATCGCCCGCCGCGGCCGACTGTTGCAGCGAGTTGCCGGCAGTCTTGGCGCTGTCGGACATATCGGCCAGATCGCGCTCCCAGCTGCTGAAGGTGTCGCCGGCGCCGCCCTTGCTGCCGCCCTGGCTGGCACCTATGCCGCCGAAAAGCTTGCTCGCGATGTCCAGCCCGCTCTTGCCGCTGTCGCCGCTGATCAGCTTGCGATAGCTGGTGCGCAGCGTGTCGTCGAGCAGCGTGCTGCCTAGGTCCTTGAGGTTGAGCTTGCCGGTGCGGGCGAACTTGACGAACGCGTCCTCGCCGCCCTTCACCAGGTGCTCCATCATCTCGTCGCTGCTCTCGCGCATCAGACGATTGGTGTCGGCCCAGCCGTCGACCAGCTTCTGCCAGCCCGGCTTCATCTCTTCAGCAAGCTGGCGCTCGCGCAGTACGCGGTAGGCAGCCAGGTCGTCGGTGAGGCGCTTACGGTCTTCGACAGATTGGCTTTCCAGCGCCAGGCGCTGCGTCAGTGTCTTGATGTCGTCGGCAATCTGGGCCTGGCCGCGCGCCTGGTTGTCATGGATGAGATCAATGCCGAGCTGGTGCGCCTTGGCGCTGATCTCGGCCTGCGCCGCAGCGCTCGCCTGGAGCTGCTGGGCATTGAACGCCGTCACATTGGCCTCGTCCGCCGGCTTGAACCTGCGCAGCGCATCCGCCGGCCCGGCGGTGCGGGCCAGTGGTACCACGTCGCGCTTGCCGCTCACCTCCTCCTCGAGGAGCTTTACCCGCTGCTGCTGCAGCGCCAAGCGCTGGGCTTCGAAGGCGGCCAGCTTGGCCGATTGCGCCAGCCGCTCATCCTCGTTGCCGGGCTTGAAGTCCTGCTGGATCTGCGCCTGGCGATTGATGTTGGCCAGCTGCGTGTCGAGGCGGGCCTGTTCGATGCGCAGCAGCTCGGCCTGGTGCTCGCGTGCCGTTTGCTCATCGTGCCGAAAAGCCTCGTCAGTGGCCGCCTGCATTTGCTGCAGTGACAGCTGCCCTTGCGCCAGTGCATTGGCCGCGCCAGCGGTCTGGATGCTGGCCAGCGCGTTCTGGTGCCCGCTGCTCTGGTCCTCGATGTCCTTCTTGTTCTTAGCGGCCACCGTGGCCTGTTGACGCGCTGCGCGCTCCTGCAGGCGGCGCGCCTCCTCGTTTGTGTCCAGATCAGCCTGAATCGATGCGACCTGGGTATCGCGGCTGCCGATCGTGCGGTTCTGGCCGCGGCGCACCGGCGTGTTGTTGAGTCGCTCGATCGCCTTGCGCTGCGAGTCGATGCGTTGCTCGAACGACTCGTCCCTGCCGAAATCCTTGACCTTGTCCCACCAGCTACTGAAAGACTCTTTCGTGGTCTTGAGGGCGCGATCCAGCAGACCCAGCGCCGGCACCTGGCGCGAGTCCATCGCCGTGCTGAGCGCATCCATCGCCACCTTGACTGCGTCTTGCGTGCGGCCCTGCGCCTCCAATGACTTGATCTGGGCGAACTGTGCGCCGGTCAGGAAGTTGTACGAGGTGTTGGCCTTTTGCGCCCACGCTGCCACACCGTCCGCGATCCCCGAGAACCCCTGCACGATCTCGGCGGCCGACTGCCCCGACACGCGGCTCAGCGACACCGCTGCGCGGGCGGTCGAGTCAATCGACGTCGAAGAGAACTTGCCCATATCGACCAGCGCGGCGGTCACATCGCGCGCCATGCCGATCGTCACCTTGCCCGAAGCGCTCACGCTGCGTGCCAGGCTGTCGATCATGCCGAGCGTCAGGCCCGATACATTGCCCTGCAGGGCCAGTGCGCGCGTGAGCGAGTTGCTCTCTTCCTTGCCGGCGATGAAGCCAGCGACCAGCGGCGCAAAGCCTACAGCCAACAAGGCGGTCACGGCCACGACCGGGCCGATCGACGCAGCCACAGCGGCAATCGCCGGCTTGACACCACCGAACGAATCCTTGATTTGCCCACCCTGCTGCAACAAGATCGTGAACGGTGACGCCCCGCCCTGGAGCTGCGTCGCAATGTCCGTGAACTGCGCCGGCAACTGCCTGAACGCCGCGGCCGTCTGCCCGGCGCTGATTTGGCCGGCCTTGCCCGTCTTGGTCAGCTGCGCAATGAGGGTGTCGGCCTCTTCGCTCACACCAAGCTGAGCGGCCCGGTACTTCAGCAGCTCGTCCGGCTTGAGGCCTCGTGTGGCCACCTGGTCTTGCAGCGAGGTGATGAACTGCTGCTGCGCCGCAGCCTGGCCGCGCACGGCTGCCGCCTGGTCGCGTGCCGCCTGAGCCGCTGCGGCGTCCTCGGCTGCTTTCGCGGCCTGGGCAGCCTTGATGTTCTGCAGCTGGGTGATGAGCGGTTGCGCCTCGGCCGCCACACCGGCTTGTGCGGCGCGGTATTGCAGTAGCGCAGTTTCGCTCTTGCCGACCGTGGCGACCTGGTCGCGCAGCGCAGTCACAAAGCTGGACTGGCCGGCCGCTGCCTTGGCGCTGGCCTGCCCGGTCTGGTCGACCGCCATCGCCGTCTGAGCCGCGGCCGTGGCCGCCGACGTGGACGCTTGTGCACTTTGTGCCAGCGCTGTCGTCAGCGCTTTCAGCGCGGCCTGGCCCTGCGTCGTATCGGCCGTGATGACCAGCTTGCCCTGCATCTCAGAGGCCATGAGCAGCTCCGTTCGAGGTCATGACTTCTTCGCCGCGGCGATCGCCGCTTCGCGTACCTCGGCAAACCAGTCCAGCGCTGCGGCTTCCATCGTCTGCAGCGCCGGGCAGGCGTCGTCCAGCTGCTGGTCGGTCAGCCCGAGCCGGCGCACCGGGCGCGAATCGAGCATCTCGTAGTCCAGCCCGATCGGCCCGCCCCCGCCCATGCGCCACTGCGTGAGCAGCGTCTGAAACAGCAGCAGCGGGATGTCGTGATCGGGCCATACGTCGAAGGTGCTCTCGCTGGCCTGGTGGTTGGGCTGGCGGTCGGCGACCACCTGGGCGGCGTCCGGGTCCGCCACACCCATGAGTGCGAGCTGCTGCTCGTAGTCGCTGAGCACGGTGCGGGGCTTGCTCGGCGGCCCGGCCAGCACGGCCCGCGCAAGCCCCTTCAGTTTTTTGCGCGGCTCTCGGTCAGCGCGGCGCAGTAGGCGCCGTACAGCTCGCGCGCCACGGCGGGGTAGTTGTTGAGCAGCGAGGTCAGCGCCTCGGGCGTGTAGCTCACGGCCACGCCGGCGTCGGTGACCGGGCCATCCCAGTCGGCGATCACCTCGCCCAGGTAGGCCGCATCGGTCAGCGTCTGGCCCTCGGCCAGCAACTGGCTCGGCTTGCCCTGCCACGCGTCGAACTGGCTGCGCGTCTTGTGCCGCCAGGTCACGTTCAGCTCCTGCGGCGCATCGGCGCCAGGGGCGGTGAGCTTCACCGTGGTGGTGAAGGTCGGGTTCGGGGTGAACTTGAAGCTCATGGTGGTGAGGCCTGGTAGGTCAGATGCAGAAGATCCGCACTTCGTCGTTCAGCACCGACGGCCGCAGCGTCATCGACATCTTGTCGAGCATGACGTTGCCGTTGACCTGGTCCTCCACGCTGGTGATCACGCCCACCGGCACGTAGATGCCCACCTTCTTGGTGGCGGTGCTGCCGTGCACCAGGCCGAATGCCCGGGTGGTGCCGGCGTGCATGTCGGCCTGCCAGGCGGCGTGCTGCGTGGCGCCGAAGTCGGCCACGATGTCGGCTTTCGGGTCACGGCCCTGGATGGCGATCGACTCGGCCGTCACCAGCTCGAGGTCCTGCACATCGTTGGCCATGTCGATGGTGAAGCTCTGGAAGTTGTACAGCGAGCCGCCCGTGATGGCGCCTGCGCTGTAGGTCACTGCGCCGCCGCTAAGCTGCGTAGTGAAGGAGGGGCCCACCGCCTCGGGCCTGATCCAGGCGGTCAGCGTGGGGGCCGGCGGCGCACCGGCGGCCGAGCTGCTCACCAGGCCGGTGAAGGTGAAGTCGAGCGTGGGCACCTTGCCCACTTCCAGACTGATCTTCACCGTGCCGGCGCAGAAGTTGAACTTCTCGACGCGGCCGTTGATGTGCGCCCAGATCGTGGCGGTCTTGAGCGCGGCCGATGCGGGCAGGTAGTCCACCCGCGTGGTGGCCGTCACCGTCTCGGCAAAGCCGCAGCACAGCAGCATGTCGCCCCACTGCGGCGCGGTACCGAGCACGCCACTGGCCTGCAGGTCGACGCTGAAGGTGATCGTGCCGCGGCGCGTGTACGGCAGCTTGTCCACAGCGGCAAAGCCACCCACCAGCACATCGCGGTCGGCCATGCGCTCGTCGATCTTGCTGCTCAGGTTGCTCACCCGCATCTGCACCGCATCGGCGACGTTGGTCGGGGTGGAATCGATGCCGCTCGTAACTTCTGGCTTGAAGAAGATGACGGTGTTCTGGATGCTGCCGGCCATGTGGGGCTCCTGGTCGTGTTCGGTCTATCGAGCGGTCTTGGGCGGTCTCGGGCGGCTTACTTCGGGCCCTTGCGCGAGCTGCTCGGCGCGCCGTCCGCGGCTTGGTTGGCCAGCGGGTCGTTCGGCTCGATGAGCGCCATCTCTGCCAGCGCCGCCTCGGCACCCCAGGCCAAGCCGGCGCCATCGGCGGTGTGCTTGTCCGCCGGCGTGAGGCCACCGTCCGGGTCGCGGATCCATTGGCCGCCGCTCGGCGGGTTGAGTTCGATGGGCTGGCCGGTCTCGTCCAGCTTGGGTGTGATGCGCAAGGGCTTGGCGGTCGTGTTCATGGTTCAGTCCTTGAAAGTTGATTGCGGCAGCTGAATGCGTCAGGCCCGCGGCGCCAGGCCGGGCCCGAGGGTTTCGTGCGTGATGCGCATGCGACGTTGCACCAGGGCCCACGGCGGGCTGCCGGCTTCGACGCCCCAGGCCAACTCCGGGTCCAGGTCGATCGACAAGGCGCCGATGCTGGCTGGCGTCAGTTGGGCCAGGCGGTCTTCACCCAGGCCCAGCATCTCGTCCAGCGGCTCGTCCATCAGATCGCCAGGCGACGAGCGCACCTTGAAGGTCACCATCAGGATGGTTTCCCATTGGCGCGGTGCACCGATGCCAGCCAGGGCATAAACGCCCTTGGCCTTGACGATCTTCACTTCGACCTGCTTGGTCGATTGGTCCACCGCCGTCGTGCCGTCGAAGCCGGCGCGGATGGGGCCGGCCACCAGCATGGGCGGCGCACTCAGCACGGCCGTGACGGCATCCTGGATGAGCTTGAAGGCGGTGGTCATGGCCGCTCGCTCAGTGGCAGCTGCCAGAGTCGCGGCCGAAGATCTTCGAGCCGCTGTCGAACAGCACCGCACCCAGTCCCACCGGCGCCGGCACATTAGCCGGCGGCAGCAGCATCACGGTGCCCTTGGCCACCTGCGTGAGGTAGCCGACGGCATCGTCGTAGTCCCGCCGCGCCGTCTCGTCGGCCGAGCTGCCCAGCAGCCGGTACCAGGCGATCGAGCAGGCATGCACTTTCAGGATGGCCGGGAAGGTGGCCAGCGGCAGCGTGTAGCGGCCGATCAGGTACCCATCGATTTCGGCATCGGCGTCAGCCAGCTTGGCCGCCAGCATGCCGGTGCGGATGCCGCCCACAGCAGGCGTCTCGATGTCGCTCAGCTGGCCCAGGCGGGCCGAGCCGTAGCGATCGATCATGTCCTGCTGCAGGGCGTAGGTCATGGATCAGCTCGGCAGGGTCAGGTAGCCGCGCCGACGGGCTTCACCACCGGCGGATTGCAGGCCAGCAGCGCCGCAGCGGCGTCGTCGTTGAGCTCGACCAGGTCGCCGGGCGCATAGGGCGCACCGTCGTGCTGCAGCGGGGCCAGCACCTCGAATGTGGGAAGCGTGGCGTTCGGGTCCTTGGGGGCGTTCTTGGGTCGGCTGGTGGCCATGTGGTGCTCCGTGTTCGTGGGTAGGGGCGGCGTGCGGGGGACAACCCCGCCGACTAGCCGCCCCGTGCCACAGGCCCGTCAGGGCCTGCCTCGCTGGGTTTGTCGGATCGACGCTGCAGGCTTACGCCACAGCGTTCTGGATGAAGTAGCCCATGTCGGGCGCGGCGATCACTTCCTTGACGCGCTCTCCCACACGGATGATTTCGCCGCCGGTCAGGCCGCGCTTCTGTTCGACCAGGTTGCCGGCGATCTTGCCGCCCCACTGAGCCGTGAAGCCGTAGGTCACACCAGCCTGCGGGCCGGCTGCGCGGTCGCGGTACAGGAAGGAGATGTGCTTGCCCCAGACGCGGCTGTTGCTCACCGTCTGGCCCTTCTTGGCCGTGTTGACGAAGCCGGCACCGACGAGTACTTCCTGCAACTCGAAGAAGTCGGCGAACTCCTGGCGGCTCACCATGCCCGCGCCCTGCGCCGTACCCTTGATGGCCTGAACCAGCTTCGGGTGGCGGCGCGTCTTGGTCCAGGCGGCCTGGCCGAACACCGCGATGTTGGGGCGGTAAATCGGGATGTCCAGGATGTCGCCAATGCCGGCAACCGGGTCGCTGTTGACCTGGTCGCTGTACTGGCCCGTGCCCGACAGCGTCACCGTGTTGGTGTAGTTCGAGGCGTTGAACACCACACCAGCCACGCGTATCTCGCGCGCCAGCTGCAGCAGGTTGGTGAGGTAGCCGGTGGCCGTGCCACGCGGATCCACGCCCTGGTTGTCGGCGTCGATGTCCTCGTTCGGGATGAAATCATCCAGGCCGTAGTCGACGCACTTGTCGATCACCTCGGTGGCGTTGAACTCCACCTCGGTCGGCGAACTCTTGCGGCCCACCTTCACGTCGGGCACCGTGTAGCCGCTGGCCAGGTCGTACTTGAGCCACTTGAACTCTTGCGACGTCGGCGTGACCGGCAGCACCTGATCGGCGATCAGGGCAAGGTCAGCGTTGCGATAAGCCAGTGCGACCGCAGTCAGCACCGGGTTGATGGGGAACGGACGAATGGCCATGAGGGCTGCTCCGGTGAAAGTTGCTGGCGAGGGGTCGCGAAAGGGTCAGGCGTGTGCGTCAGCGGCCGGGTCAGCCCTGCATCACGCTGGGCTGTACGAAGATCTCGGCCACGTCGCCGACGACGCCGCTTTGCCGGGCAAAGCCGATCAGGCGCACGTTGGAGCCGGCAGCAGGCGCCGCGGTCACGGCTCGGCCGCTGGCATCGGAGGTGAGGGGGTCGCCACGGGTGACGGTGCCACCCAGGGTCACGTCGGCCAGGCCGACCAGCACCACCGCGCAACGTTCACCCAGCGCCGGCGCCACGCCTTCGACCACGCCGATCAGCTTGTCGGTTGCTGCAGCGGCCACAGCGGCGAAGTCATCCGTCGAGCCAGGCTTGACGATGTGATAGGCGGTGATCGCGGCTTCAGCCACGTACTCTTTGTCCAGCAAGCTCTTGCTCATGGTCGTGCTCCGTCAGGGTCAGAAGGGGTCAGGGGGAATGGGTCGCGACAGGCGCCTGCAGGCGGCTGCAGGCGGCTTATTCGGCAGCGGGCGCTGGGCCCTTGTTCACGTGCAGCACAGCCTGGGCGGTGGTCACCGTGATGCCGGCCTTGGCCTGTTCGGTCTGGTAGGCAACGGCCTTGCCGGCCAGCGCTTCGGCGCTCAGCTCGTTGTCGCCACCGCCGCTCGGATCCTTGCCGCCGGTCTGCGTCTGCAGCTTGGCGATCACCGGGGCGCTGTCCACGTACGCCTTGAGCATGCCGAGGTCGGCCTTGCCCTGCCGGGTGGCCCAGTCTTTCTGGGCAGGTACCAGCTTGCCGGCACTGAGTGCGGCCTGCACCACCTCGTTCACCTCGCGTTCGGCAGCTGCCTGCGTCAGCGTGGCGAGCTGGCCCTGCAGGGCCGCGATGGTGGTGGCCGTGGTCGGGTCGGTGACGGCGGCCTTGAGCGCGGTGATGGCACCCAACGCGGCAGTCACGTCGGCGCCGTCCTTCAGGCCCAGCGCCTTGGTGATCTCGCCGCTCATGGCCGCGGTCTTGCTGCCCTTGTTGTCGGGCATCAGCGGGCAAGCCGCGCAGATCGCCGCCTTGGTCGGCGTGTTGGCATCGGCCTTTAGAGCGGTGACGGCAGTAATTGCATCGTCTTCGGTGGCCGAGGCCGGCAGGGCGAGAAGTGCGGCAAGCGCGGCGAGCAATTTCATGGGTGGCTCCGTTGGGTCGGTAGAAAACTGCGCGCTGAGCTGTGCAGTCAGCGCCTGGCCGAGCGGCTCCATGCCGAGCAGCGCGGGGTAGTTGGTAATGGCGGCCATCTGCACACCCACCACCCGGCCGTCGGCCTGGTTGAAGGCAATCACAGGACTCACGTAGGCATATTCGCCAGCGTTGATGGCCACCAGTGCGGACTTGGTCCATTCCACATTCGTGGCAAACAAACCCTGGCCGGCGCGCCATTCAAATGTGGTCGCCCAACCCGCAGCCGGCGCCTTTTGGCCATTGGCCTCGGCGCGAATGGTCTGATGGTCGTAGTCGAATAGAAACTTGGTCTTTGCCGCCAGCGCCGTCAAATCGGCGGCCATCTGTTTGCCGGCGGCGTCGCTGAGTTTCCAGGTCTTGCCATTACCCGGGCGGCCATCGCGGGCCACAAACTCACCAGCAGGCAGTAACTGCACATCCGCCGATGCCGACAAAGTCAGCGACGCAGCGAGTAATGCAATACAGAACGAGCGGGGTGAGCGAGATGCCATGCCGCCATGTTGTCGGCACAGGCCCTGCGCGTGCAGGGGAACTAGTTCAGAGTCTCAGAGCAGGTCGTCGAGAAACAGGTTCACCAGGCTGCCGATGTCCTCGATGTCGCCATCACCCAGCGTGCTGGTCTCGGGGTCCGCCGTCAGCAAGCCGCGGCGGGGCATGCTCTTGGTGCCGAACTCGAACAGCGTGACCAGCGGCCATACGCCAACAGTGCGAGTAAAGCCCACCTCGGCCGTGTTGTCGGTGCCATCCGAACGCAAGGTTGTCCGGAAGTGCCCCGTCCGCTGCAGTAGTTTGCCCGGCATATCCGCCGATTCGACCTCGCCCTTGCGCAGCGCGGCCCAGTCTTCCTTTGTCGGCTTGCGTTTGCCGCCCCCAGTGATGGTGTAGAACTTGGCCGTCATCGGACTGAGCGGCACCCACTGCTTACCGGTCGGATCCTCCTCGTTGTCGAAGCGGTAGTTCACATTCATCTCGAGCTGGCCAGCGATGCCCTGCATCAGCGCCTGCGGCTTGGCCAGCTTGGCCGCGGCCTGCTCCAGCTGCGCCTGCAACTGGTCGATGCCTTCGAGCCTGACGGTTATCGACGACATCGGAGCGCCTTTACCCGAGGCTGCCGCGCACCAGCTGCAGCGCAGCGCTGGCCAGCTGGCCGAGCAGTTCGCTCAGCGTGGCCCGGCGCACGGCCTTGACCAGGTTGCCCACCTTGCCGCCGCTGGCGCGTCCTACGCCGACCTCGATGGCCAGCATGCTGCCCGGGCGGTCTGGATCCGGGACGAGGTACTGCAGCGCTGATGACTTCGGGTCGTGCACCACGGCCACCGCCTGGCGCAGCAGCTCGGGCAGCTGCTGCAGAGCCGCGGGCGACAGGCCGTCCACCCGGTCGGCAACTCGCACGGCCACGGTGCCGATCACCACATCGGCTGTAGCCGGCGGCTGGCCCAACTGGTCGGTCAGGTAGTTCACATCCAGCGGGTCCAGCGTGCCCACCATTGGCCGGCGCCGACGTATTGCCACGTCCCGGCTCGCGTCCTCGCGCACTGCCTGCAGCCAGTCGCGATAGGCCTCACCCATCACCTCGCGCGTCTGCTGCGGCAGCGCCTTGCCCACGGCCGCGCCGATCGGTGCATCCAGCTTGGCGATCGAGGCGCCCTGCAGGTCTGCGGCTGCCGCCATGTGCCCCTGCGCTGCGCGGCTCGGGTTGTAGCCAAACCCCGGGTCGATGCCCAGCGGCACCGCACGCACCTCGTCGGTGTGCGGGTTCACGTAGTCGATGTACTTCACCGGCGGCGCCTGGCGCTTGATCTTCTCGCCCCGGTCGGCTCGGCGCTGCAAGTCCCGTTCATTGGTTGCAAACGCGATGCACCGGCAGCGCCACCCGTTGGGCGGATAGTGGGTCTGCCAGAAGCTGTGGTCGACGGGCAGCGCCACGCCGTTCCAGGCCGCATGGGCGACACGCACCTTCTCGTCCTGCATCGTGCGATACAGCACCAGCGGGAACAGCGCCTTGTTGCGCTCGATGCGCTCCCAGCGCCCGGCCGCGTTGCTCTGGCGCAGGTTCACGTCGTAGATGAGCTGCAGGCGCCTGTTGTCGAAGCGGCTCACGCGCGTCTCACCCGTGGCCGGGTCGGTCACCTCCACGTCGCCCCAGAAGCCCTTGCCGGTCAGCTGGGTGGTGATGCGCTCCTTGAAGTCGATCAGCGATCGCCCTTCGGCCAGGCTGGTGCGGATCTCGTCCTGGAAGATGCGCAGGACGTCATCGCGCATAACGCCGGCCACCGTGAAGGCGCGCCCGTGCTCGCTCTGCCACACGTCCTGCCAACGGAACGATTGCTTGAGCGCACCGCGCCGAGCGAACGCGGCAAACGCTTCCTTGGGCTCGATGACGCCGAGCTTCAGCCCGGCCGGGATCGGGGTGGGCATGGGTCAGTCCTTGTCGGCATGCGCTCGCGCCGAGAGCGCTGAGCAGCGAGCCATGACGACGACACCGACGATCAACATGGCAGCCGGGATCAGGAACAGCACCAGGTCGGGCGTGAAGCGGATCATTGGCCGGCCCCAGCAGTCGGATCCAGCGCCAGATCTGCCTCACCCGCCAGCCGCGCCACAAACGCAGCCCGGCCGAGCTGCTCGGCTGCCGGCGTGGCGTCCATCTTGGCGACCAGGTCGGGCAGTCGATCGCGGAACTCAGCCAGGCTGAGACCGCCCTGCAGGGCCTTGTCGAGCTCGGCCATGAGCGGGCTCACCAGCGGGGCCAGCAGCGGGCGCCAGTCGGCGATCGCCTCGTCGACCAGGTCGTCGATCGCGTCGCGCGGTGGGGAGCTGCCCAGGGCGCCGGCCAGGGCCGCCTTGTCCTTGGCTGCGGCATCCTTCGCTGGCGTCTTTACACCTGGTGGTATGGCAGCACCTTTGGCCGCAGCGGCCGGATCCGCCCCGTCGCCAGGCTGGCCAGGCGTCGGCGCAGCGGCCGGCCCCTTGAGGATGTCCTCACCGTCGTCGGCCTCTTCGATGCGCAGGCGCCGGTGCAGATCCTTGATGCCGATGCGCATGCCGGCGCCGGCCAGCTTGGGCAGAGCGTCGGCGTACAGGGCGATGTCTTCGGGCTCGGGCACCTCGATGCAAAAGCGCGGCAGTCGCTTCGGGTTGGCCCCCGCCAGGTTGAACAGCACCATCGGCGCCACGAGCTGGCTGGTCAGCGTGGCGGCCACGCGCTTGGCATCCGATTTCAGGATGTCGATGCGCACCTCGTTGTGCACGGTGCCCAGGGCCTGGGTGCCGTTCTTGCCCTCGCTGCTGGTCAGCGTCTGGCCCAAGATCACCTTGGACTCGACCGCGTCCATGCCGTCCCACATGGTCTTGAACGGCGCCTCGTTGCCCTGGGCTGCGTTCTGGAAGTCGATCGCCATGCTCTGCGGGATCACGCCGCCGGCGTTGTGGCCAATGCTCACCACCGCAGCAAGCAGCTTGCGCTTCTCGTCGTCGGTGGCGCCGGCCGGGTATTTGCCCAGTCGCATCGGCAAGCCGTAGATCTCGAGGAACTCGGCCAGGTCGCGCACCGCGTAGTGCTTGAACAGGTACGGCCAGGCCAGCACCCGGCACAGCGGCGCACGCGCCAGGTAGCCGTTGCGGCTCTTGTGCTGGTGCAGCAGCCAGCCGTAGGGCTGCAGCGGCACGCCGAAGGGGCTGGCGCCGTCGCGCAGGTTCAGGCTGTCGCGGTCTTCGTCCAGGCACAGCCAGCGCTGCGGGCGCGGTTCGAAGCGCGGCTGCAGCGTGCCCTCGTCCAGCTCCCACCACATCTCGATGGGCTTGAAGCCTTTCAGGACGGCGTCCATCAGCTTGAGCAGCACGTTCTCTT